AGCGTAGGCTATCTTTAAAGGACTGTGCTGAACGCTACGACTTGCAGTACGCTAAACAGGATACACTAAAAGAGTACTTCAAGAAAGGCTACAGCACTAGAGATATACCTTTTGATGACCTGTGTTTCTATCTAGATGGTGACATCCTAGTTACGAGGGCGTTGTTTCAGACCCTAGAGCATAAGTACAAAGATGAAGAGAACCATAGCTTACACAATGTATTAGATATAACTAATAACGTATGTAAGACTCTTACTCGTATGTACATGAATGGTGTTAAGATTGACAAAGCTGCATTGGATGCAGTGCAATCAGAGTTTGAGAATGAAAAGTCAGAGATAAAACAACGGCTAGAAGTATACGTAGAACAGGTAATGGGTGACACTCCTATTAATCTCAACAGTCCAGAGCAGGTGTCTCAACTTATCTTCAGTAGAAAGGTAATAGACAAACATATATGGGGAGAAGACTTGTTTGCTTACACGACAACGCCTAAAGAGTTTACAGATTGTGTAGATGCTAACACAGAAGTACTTTATAAAACAAAGGCTTACAGGTGCGGTGATTGCAGAGGGCAGAGGTATACCTACAAGACTAAGAAGGATGGCACACTATTTAAGAAACCTAACAAGTGTACCAACTGTGATGCACAAGGGTACTTACTAAAACCCTTGAAAGAAAAAGCAGGGTTAAAGTTTGATGCAGTAGGTAAGACATGGGTTAGTGCTAACGGCTTCTCTACATCTAAGAAACAGATAGAGAGTCTAGAGGTGTATGCTCGTTCTAATGATTGGCACTTCCAAGCTAACTTCTTAGGTGACTTACGTAGACTGTCTGCACTAGAGTCGTATCTCTCATCGTTTGTTAATGGCATACGTATCTTTACTAAGGATGATGACTACTTGCATGTAGGACTGACCCAACATATCACATCTACTGGTAGATTCAGTGGACGTAATCCTAATATGCAGAACATGCCTAGGGGCAATACCTTTCCAGTTAAGCGTGTGTTTACGTCTAGATGGGATGGCGGTAAGATAATGGAAGCTGACTTTGCACAGCTAGAGTTTAGAGTTGCTGCATTCCTAGCTCAAGACAAGACTGCTATGGATGAAGTAGCTACAGGGTTTGATGTGCATTCGTATACTGCCAAGGTTATTACAGATGCAGGTCAGGAGACATCCAGACAGGATGCAAAGGCTCATACATTTGCTCCTTTGTATGGAGCTAGTGGTTATGGCAGGACTCCTGCAGAGGCAAAGTACTATACACACTTTAATGAGAAGTACAAAGGTATAGCTGCATGGCATATTACTTTAGCTAATGAAGCTATGGATACGAACAGAATACAAACTCCATCAGGTAGACAATATGAGTTTGAGCACATGGTACGTAGAGGAGATAGGGTTAGTAACTTTACGATGATAAAAAACTATCCTGTGCAGGGATTTGCTACAGGATGCATTGTACCAGTAGTTATGATGGAGTTTGAGAAAGAACTTGACAACATGCAGTCATGTCTGGTAAACACAGTACATGATTCGATTGTTGTCGATGTACATCCTGATGAGATAGATGAAGTGATAGCAGCAGTAGCTACGATAAATTCAAATCTGCACGACATTATCTATTCTTACTATGATGTTGATTTTAATGTACCTCTACTATTAGAGGCAAAAATAGGAGATAATTGGCTTGACACGAAAGACGTTTAAGAGTATAACTATAAATCTATTGAAAAACCAGAGGAGAAAATAATGGTTGATAACGAACTTGTAACACAAGATAATATGAATAACTTTGCTGCTATGTCTAAATTATTAGGTGTAGCTAACACATCATCACCTTCTGAAAAGAAGACATCTATGTTAGCTAGAGTTAAAGTACTGCACACACCTATTATGGGTGAGCAGGAGATTGGCGGTAAGATGAAAAACATTGAGGTAGTAGAGGGTGGCAGTTATGCTATTCAACTTCCTGATGATACTATGGTATATAGTAAGGGCATTACTATACAGCCCTACGTACAAAGGTTTTCGTACAAACGCTATGTACAGTCTACAAGCCCTGATTCTAAAGGGTACTACCATAAAACTGTTATGGCTGATAATCTTAATAGTGACTTGCACGATAATCGTGGTACGTTTAACTGTGGCAAACCTGCAGGATACATACCTGATTTCAAGGCACTAAGTGAGGAGATGCAAACTCTCATTAAAACTATTAGGAGAGTGCGAGTTATATTTGGTTTGGTAACTTTAGATGACCCTGTGGACAGTAGTGGTACGTCAATTAAGGTAGACGATAATATACCGTTTATCTTTGAGGTAGATAACAGAACTAGTTTTACTACTTCAGGTGCTCCTTTTGATAAGCTATCTAAGTTGCATCACCTACCGTATCATTATACAATGAAGTTTACTACGGAAGTACAAACACTACCTACTGGTGCTGTGTATTATACAGTTGTTGCAGGTTTAAATCCTTCATCTACTAAAGTACCAGAAGCAGATAAGGCTACAGCTACGTCCTTTTTAGAGTGGGTAGACAATCATAATGATTACATTATGAATGATTACAAAGAGCACTCTAAGAATAAAATGTCTGATGATGACATTGATATAGTAGATGAGTTCTTAGGTTCGCCTGACTTAGAAGGTGTATCATAGCATGAACCATCCTGCAGAACTGCCCATAAGAGCGTTCTTAGATAACGCTGTCAAAGGCAAATCTATAATGTCTGATGAAGTAATTGATGGTGTTGTAGAAGACTTGAGAGCAGCTTTAAAGAGACAGTTCTCAGGACAGCCTAGAGACAAATTTAAACTCAGACCTTCGGGTCTGGGTAAACCTACATGTCAACTGTGGTTTGAAAAGAATAAACCTGAGTTAGCACAAGCTATGCCATCTAACTTTATGATTAACATGGTAATAGGAGATATAGTTGAAGCTATCTTTAAAGGCATACTACGTGCCTCTAAAGTTGACTTTGTAGACAGTGCTAAAGTAAAGACTACCATAGCCAATCAAGAGATTGTAGGTGAGTATGACTTAACTATAGATAACAAAGTAGATGATATTAAGTCTGCATCATCTTGGTCTTACACTAATAAGTTTTCTGACTACACTAAACTTAGTGAGAATGATTCATTCGGTTATGTAGCTCAACTCGCTATATATGCTAAAGCTTTGGGTGTTGATGTCGGTGGATGGTGGGTACTTAATAAAGCCAATGGTGATTTTAAATATGTGTCAGCTAGACAAATGGACACAGAAAAAGAGATGGCTAAGATAGAAGACACTATCAACTACATCGTAGAAGATAAACCTTTTAAGAGATGCTTTACAGATGTGCCTGAGACATATAGAGGTGTACCTTCAGGTAATACTGTACTACCTAAAGAGTGTCACTTCTGTAGGTTTAAGCGTACATGTTGGGAAACTCTACAAGAACTACCTTCTAAAGTATCTAAAGCTAAAGAGTTACCTATAGTAGAGTACATTACGTTAGCTAAAGTAGCGTAATGGCTTACTGGAGAAAGAACAATTACGGTGCTAATGTACGTAAGATTAACAATAAGTACAGAAGTGGCTTAGAAGATAAGGTCTCATTGTTTTTAGAGACTAGACAAAACAAAGTCAGGTATGAAGCCCTGAAAATAGAGTGGGAAGACCTACGTTATAGAACTTACACACCTGACTTTGTTTTAGATAATGGTATTATAATAGAGACTAAAGGATTCTTTGACGCTGAAGACAGAAGAAAACATCTAGAGATACAAAGACAGCATCCAGAGCTAGATATAAGATTTGTTTTTACTTCTACATTCAGTAAAATATACAAAGGGTCTAAGACTACATACGGAAATTGGTGTGAACAGAAGAATTTTTTGTATTCTCATAGAGTAATACCGCTTGAGTGGTTGACAGAGAGTGGAAAAGAGATTATAACAAATGTAATAAAACTTAAAACTGCTAGAAAGGATATAGCATGAACATAGACACAAATGACTTTGCCCTAGTATTGTCACCAAGAGAGGTGAACAATAAATGGACAGGAGAAGTAGATATAAATATAAAGTTTGACGATACTAATGACTACTCAGAAGAAGATAAAGATGCAATAATAAATCTAATGTCCTTAATGTCTACCTGTGTAGATATGATGGAGAAGGACTCTGACATGCTACAAAAAGTATTTAAACATAGAGATGAGTTAGAAGAAGGTAACGTAAAGGATGAACTGTTAGCTTTAGATATGCTAGAGTCTAAAGTAGATAGAGCACCTAAGATTATAGAAACAGTAGGAAATGTAATTAAATTAAACTGGGGCGTTAATTAAATGAATGTGTGGGCTAAAGAAAACTGCTCTATGTGTGGTAGCATACTAGATGATAAGTTAAAATGTCCTGAATGCCTTGTGTGTGGTACAGGCATAGGAACAGACATGGTAAATCATCCACCGCACTACAATGCAAGAGGTATAGAATGTTTAGATGCCATTCGTGCAGCAACATCAGATGGGTATCAATACTACTTGCAAGGAAACATAGTTAAGTATCTATGGCGTTACAGATACAAGAACGGCATGGAAGACTTAAAGAAAGCTGAATTTTATTTAAAGAGGTTAATGGATGAATATG